CTCATGTTCATATATCTACGAGCTACTTCCAACATTGCATTGAGAATAGGTTCAATGAAAGTTCTTTCAAAGTGAGCCGTCTTGTGTTCAAAAATTCTAGAAGCTGAGTTCTGTAGAGTTTGAACTTCGAAGGCAGTCTTTTCACCTGGAGTTCTAATACCCATTGCTTGTCTTGGAGCACCAGCCATTTCCTCCATCTTGTTCTCAAGAGCATTAATCTGAAAGTCAGCCTGTAGTGCTGTACTGTCAGGAACAAGGTATCCTACATCACCTTCTTCTCCCAGATAAATTCTAGCTCCAGGTTCAAAATCAAAGTCTTCAACGTCACCTCTTATCTTCATAACTGGATACGCAATCTGATCAAACACATCTGCTTTTAGATTTTCTAAGTGATCAATACGATATTGCATACCCACAAGATTATCTAAAGGACCCATTGCGTAGAGATTGTCTGGCCTTGGTCTCCACCCTGCATGAAACACGGGGGCAGTGCCTAGCCAAGATGGGTTCTCTACATTGTTTAGAACGTAAGCCCTATCGACAACAGTAATAAGTCTATCGACAAGGAGTTCATCTGTAGTGTAATCGTATATGTCACCATAGAATGTTAGTACCTCCACGTAATCCGATTCATAATAGTGCTGAATAGAAGAAAATCCATCCGCAATAAAACCGTCAGCCTTACTAACATTTCCGTCAGAGCCTCTAACAGCAGCCCTAACTCCAGTCATCCTCTTAAAAACATCATTCATGTAATCATTAGAAGGACTATCTTTAATCATTCTCTTAATCTCACCAAGAGTTTTGATACTCTTAATGATCTTAGGTGTCTTGTCAAAAGACGCAGCTACAGGATTAAAGCAAATATCATAAGGAGAAACTCTTACAAGCTTAGGTCCAACATACTGAGGCGTGTATTCCCCTTCTTCTGTAATCTTGTATCTGTCTTCCCACTCTACTGTGGCAAAGCAATTACCGTACTGAATGTAATCGTAAACCAAATCAGAAGCGATGTTGACAAAATCAGATTGTCTAATCTTGTTTTCCATATACGCTTGGATTGTGTCTCTCTTACGTTTAAGATTATCCTGTTGGGTGTGTGCCTCAAATCTCATCCACTTGTTCTGTGGAAACAAGGAAGCAAAATAGTTAGCATGGAGATTATCCATGATCTGAGTCAGCTTAGGCGTAGTTGTGGTGTTAGACCAAGGTAAAACAGCATTAGACGTAGTACTAGTGCTAGTTGCATAGAGGTAGTTACGCAACTCCTTCCATTCTTCTAACTTAGTAGAACGTAGGTTATCCCACTCACGCCATTTGTTACCAATCTCAGTAGCCAGTTGGTCTGGATTGATAATGTTTTCTAAGTCTAAAGTTTCGCCTGCCATTAAGCTGCACCTCTAAATTTACTGTTAGCCCAGATGATGTTGCTCTTCTTATTTCTAATTACACTCGATGATGGTTTTATTGCCATATCAACTGCTGAAGCTAAAGCATCAATCACGTCATCGTGGGCTGGATTTCGTGTGCTTAACTCTTCCTCTAGATACTGAGTGTTGCCACCCTTGTAGTGCCATATCTGAAGATTATCATACCTAGGTTCAAGCACAGCAGAAATACGTTCTTGTTTATTACCCTGTGACTTATTAGGTCTGAACTCATCTACCGACAAAGACAAACCATGTTGTCTAATCAAATCTTTTAGTTGTCTTACAATAGCTGATTGAGCTACCGTAACTTCTGCTCTAATCTTACGAAAAGACCACTTCATTACCAATTGAAGTATATGGTCAAAGTAATCATTGATCCGATCTGTCTTAAACCTATCAATGTCCAGTACGTAAACATTGTTCTCGGAATCAATACCTATAACTACAATTGCTGTGTAGTCTGCTTTCTTACTGAGAGAAAATGCAAAGTCTACAGCAGCAAATACATTTAACCTATTAGATTTATAGTACCATACTCCATTATCTCTTGTCAAGAACTTTCTTTCAAAGTACTGAAATTTTTCTTTACGGACTGGTACATTGTCTGGATCAGTAGGATCATTGTAGTACTGTGCTCTAAACTGGCCACGATCTAAATACTGCCCTCTTTTTTTAGCTAGAATCTGCCTATCAAAACCGAACCACTTACCGTCTTTTCTCTTTTGCCTAGGCCACAGAAACTCTCCTGCTCCGTCCCCTTCGTTTTCTACAGCCTTTTCAAGTACCTCGTAGATACTCTGCTCAGTTTCCTTCTCTCCGTTGTCATCATAAATATCTTCAACCATCTGCATCAGGTCGTTGTAGAGGTCTTTGCTGTGGTACCTAGTTCCTACGACCCACTCTCTTGCGTCTGAACCTTCGATAGATGAGAGGAGAGAATACTGACTTTTTACTTTTTCTCGCCCTTCGAGTGTGTAAGCATTTTCGTAAACAACAATATCATCTAGTACCGCGATATCACAGTGTAAGCCAGTGAGAGAAGTAGTGAGACCTCCTGTAAAAACTGAAGGGTCTCTAATGTTTTCTTTCTTACGCAACGGGTGGTCTAAACTAATCTCTGATACTGTCCACCTAGTTCTCTTTCCTTCTTCTTCGTTAACATGCTCTGGCCAGTATCTTCTGTATATAGGAGAAGTTAGAATGCCTTTAATGAAAGACAATTGTTTCTCAGCTAGGTTAGCTGTAGCGGAGATATATAGAACTCTAAGTGTAGGATCTTTTGTAATCTCCCAAGCTACTCTGTAGGCAATAAGTCTACTCTTGCCGTGGTCACGAGGAAACAACAGAAGCTGATGAGACTTAGCATCCTCTCTTGTCCACCAAGAGATTACATCCTCATGGCACTGACCTAGTACTTGTTCAGGAGCTACAAGGCTAATGAAAGTACTCAGATCAGATTCTGCTGCTTGCCTTATTTCCTCTAGCATTACTTACCTTGCCTATTGTACTTCTTAAAAGACCTTTTCTTACTTTTATTGGTAGGTCTAGACCTTACAGACATTCCAATGCTAGTTTTCTTTTTGACAGGTGTTGGTCTTTGAGCCGTACCAATTGTGTTTCTACTTGACATACTCAACTCTTACTGGTTAGTTTGTTTAGTTCTTTTTCATGTTCCTGAACCTTAGCTATAAGAGTAGCTACTTCGTAGTGCTCTTGCTTTAGTTTATCTGGGGAACTCATGGATGCTAGGATATCTGTCCTATGTCTTTGCATTTCTGCTGCTGTGTTTAACTTGTCTATGCTGTGTGCTTGGTTTCTTATGCGTTGTTCTATATCTTCAAGGTGCGAAGTTAGAGTTAAAACTTTTTGTTTAACAATAGCTGCGGCCCCTACCACACTAGCTAAAGCTGTGCCTAGTGTGAGGAGAAATCTGAAATCTAGTTCCATACTTTACCCCTCTTAAAATCATGGTCATCCTTTGAATTTTTTTATTTCTTTAACTGTTTGGTATATCCTCAGGCTAAGCCAAACAATAGAAAGTATCGCGCTAATAGCAGGCAGCAGTTCGAAGAAAGCCCCTAAAGCTACAGATACTGCTGTCCAATCTACTAATGTTTTATCTTCCACTGTAGCTCTCACTTTCTTTTATCCTGATATGAAGTTGATATACACATTAGCTGCAACAACTCCTGTTCTGTTCTCAAGATAAAGCAGGCCGTCAGTGTGCGCCGATATAGTGAAAGCCCCTACTGCTCCGGTTGTGCCTGTTAGAACACCTGTTGTAGTATTTACGTTTGCAATCGCCGTTCCTATATTGACGCAGGCTGGAGTAGAACTATCGCACGAAAAACTGATGACAGCCCGCAATGCAGCGCCGCCAGTGCCTCCGCCTGGGTTTAAGTGTGGACTCGTTATAGTCATAATGCCGAACTCACTAGGCGGCGTGATTGTTACGAAACCATTGTTAAGAACAGCCAGACGTATTCTCCGGAGATCGGTCGTTGCGCCAGTCTTGTAATGCGAGAAAGAGTTCCCGGACGAGATTATCTGACGTGGAGTTCCGATAACAACAGTTCCATCCGAGACATTTGTGAGGCGCAACAACAAGTCATCAAAGTTTGACATGTTGGCGTCCACAAGTGAGGTGCTAACTGTTCCGTTGATCGCGATTTCAATCTCACCAGACCAGTCAAGTGGCGATACTCTCCCGCCTGCGTGATCGTCTATTGCAACAAGAGTTTTACAGTTGCCTTCCAGCTTTATGTTGTCAAGTTGCCAACCGTGACAGTTGCCTGCGGTGGTCGGCAAGGCATCGTTTCCAAGCGCACGGGTACGACAACACTTAACAACATGATCAACATTGCCGTAGTGCATGACATTGCTAATTTGGATATTTGTTCCCCAGCCCCACAGGACAGCGCCAACGGCATTTGTTGTCCCTTGGATTAGGCTCGGGCCATAACCGCATCTTGCCGGATAATCGGTAGGGAACCCTTGCGTGTCATATGCGGAACTATTTATGCCAATAACATTTGATATGATGATGTTATTGACCTGACCGAAATTGATAGCGCCGCACTTTTGCTGGCTGCTTGCTGCCCCAACAAAGCGATACGGGAAGTATCCGCAGTTCTCGTATTGCAGGCCATCTACAATAACTGAATTATCATATGCATTTGGCGACCCAGCGTCGTTGAGATTGCCGTCTAACGTCAAAGCAGAGCCGCAGTTCTTCGCTGAGATATTGCTGTATTGAATGGATCGGGTTTGCGCAAGCTGCCCATTGCCAAGCGTACCTGTGCCAGTCTGAACAAAGAACCCTGTGCTCATGTTCTCCGCAGAGAGGCCATTGACACGGCCTACCTGCACGCCCTGCTCTAGGTTGATACCCTTACCGCCGGTAGCAACAGGGACCATTGTATCCTGGTTGAAGTTGGTAACGACGCCGCCATCAACCGTCACATGAGATACGCCAATCCCAAGGCCAATTGCGTTGTCGTTCCAACCGATAAACACATGGTCCCCAATGGATGGGGGGGTCCATGTGCCGGTAGTGGTAACAACTTTTGTTGTCCCATTGTAAGCACTCACAAACTTTAAGCTACCGGACCCGGCAGAGTGCTCAATGGCAAGGCCGACATAGTAATCATCAATAGATGACGCGCTGGCAGGTAGTGTACACGTCGTTGTTGTGCCCGCCACCGCGAGTGTAAATTCTGAAATGGCTGGATAGCTTGCGCCATCAAGCTGTGGGTTTATCAGCGTAATTTTGTTTTGAACAGTTTCTGCTGACGCTGATGCGCCTCGGTCCCTTGCATTCTCGATAGACGACCCATAGATAGAAAAGCCCTGCACAGACGTAACAGCCCCGTTTGCCCATTCCATTACGAGGTCGTCAAGCGTTGCTATGGCACCATAACCTATACCGGCGGGACCGGCATTGACGCCAGCACCGACCGTTAATGGGCTGGAAATATACAGTTTTTTTCTGTCGCGGGCTGCAAAATCAATAGCTTGCTGAAGATACTCTTGGTCATCTCCGCTGCCATCAACACCAAACCATTCGGGAAGGATAACGTCTTCCAGCTTGCGGGAATAAGCACCAGACGCACCTGTTGGGTCGCCACCCAGTGGGACATACACACCCTCCAATGGATCAGCAATGTGCTTGAACGTCATCGCTGTTGACCCAGATAGGGTAATATACGTTGCGTAATTTGACACATTGGCTGACGCTTGCCGAGCGTTTGACCAAGTCGTCGCTAGTCTGAACTGTGTGTCTGAAATTCTTGCGACATAATACAAAGTTCCGGCGGTTAAGCCATTGACGCTTGCAGTCGGTGTAACAACCTCGCCGGTAACAAGGCCGTGTCCACCTGAAACGGTTATGGTGCTACTTGAAATGCTCGTGCTGGAAATCGAGGCAAGAACTAAAGACGAGGACTCGTCAGAGGAAGAGCCTATAAAAAGCCCTTCTTTATCTTGGGCAGTTAAGATCGCAGCAGGATAATCTGAAGGATCGGCAGATCTCAGATCAACAATTTCAGGGCTAACATTCGGAACACCTACAATCAGTCTGTTGTCTACTTTAGTTAATGCCATTGATTTGTTCCTACTCAGAAAAAATTAGAAGTGGTGTGTAACGTCTCAACAATCTCAGCTTCTTCAAGCATGATTTTACCCATAGGTTAAGTTGTGCTGTCGGTAATCAATCCCAAAGCAGCCAGCTTTGTGAGCAAATCAGCAAGCGCTGCATTCGACGCCTTTGATCCTGTTACTGTTTGTTTAGCCACTGGTGTGGTTCCAGTATAGAATGACAACTCGTCACAAGACAACTTACCTAGTCCAGACCATGAGTTAGTCTCTGTTAATGACGAAAACTCATTTGATCCGACATTAACATTGGAGCATCTCCCAGCTGTAACAAGAAACACGGATGTTGTAAATGATGATACAAAGTTCCCGGCAATTTGCCCGCCGCTTGCGGTAACTAATCGTATTGCATAAGCCCCTGCTGCATTCCCAATCATTCTGTTGCCGGTAATAGAAAACCCATCCACACTTTGTCCTGCTGCTGTGGTGCCGAGCTGTATTTGGTACAGCGTGCTGGCATCCTTTGCCTCCATATAACAACCGTTAATGTTTACGCCGTCACCATTATATACCAAGACTTGTGCAGTTACGTTCCACGTCTCAAAATCACACCCTATCAAATTAATCTGGTTGCAAGCAGCAGTTTCACCTATAGCGACCGAATACGTTGGGGACTTAGCGGAGCCGCCCCACGCTTTACAGCCTATCAATGTCGAGTTGTGACACAGATCCTTTAGTCTCCAGCCAATTGTTCCAAATCCATACGCGACACAATTAATCCATCTATTCGCAAATGAACTTGTGCTTAACTCCCACGCTGAAGTCACAGCGTCAAACACAAGGGTATTTTCAAAGATAAAGTTCGAACACTTTTGGTTTAGGTAAAATCCACGGCTCGCCAGATCGTTACAATCAATGGCTATATCTCTAACTGTGCAGGCGAAAACTGTCGTAGTTCCTCCATCCCCATACACGAAGACATTTGATAATCCACCACCCCACTTTATTACCGTGCCATGCTGTGCTGTACCGGATTCCCGTGACCCATGCCCATCACCAACAATGCCGACACCTGTTTTATTGATAGTGAGTGATGAGCTGACAAGGTATGTGCCAGCGGGAAAGTATAGAGTCCCGCCACCAACAGAAACAGCATCGATGCCGGCCTGAATAGCCGATGTGTCATCTGTTACGCCATCACCGATTGCGCCGAAGTCTTTTACGCTGACTGGTGCACCTGCAATCAGTCTATTGTATACTTTAGTTAATGCCATGATCTGTCCCTACTCAGAAAGAATTAGAGGCGGTGTGTAACGTCTCAACAATCTCAGCTTCCATCATCTCAATACCTCTATGCTGAAAAACGTATTATTCGTATTGCTGATAATCAAAGAGCCGCCGCTTGTTTGAGTAGCCTCGATTTCAAAGTAATCACCGGGGCTTACGGCAATAGGCCCACTACATAGGTTCATAATGTTACCGTTACTTGATAGCGCATCTTGTCTTAGCGAGCCGCCACCCAGCACAGAGGTACCATTCTTTAATATGGCAATCTGACGATATCCAGTTGCGTTGGATGCCCATTCAACATTTGCAGTTAATCTCACTCTTGATACACCGTCAGCAGGGATAGTTAATCTTGTCACGTTTGCTACTGTTGAGTGAAAACCGTCATCGTCATAGGTTTCGCTGTTAAATGGAATTAGATAAGGGGTTCCTGAAGCAGTATTTTTGTTGGCGTTCAAGTTAACAAGCGCGCCGCCGTTATTGCTAATTCTTGCCGCATTACCATTATTATCTTGCCAATAAAGGTGGCCATCCGTCTTTGCATAAGCCGATAGGTTATCTACTAACCCGCCTGATTCAGTCCCAAACTTTAATCCACGATTGGAGGCGAACCAGTAGCTTTCGTTGTTCTGATCTTGAAACAAACCAGAGACATTGCTCCCTCCATCGTGCATGCCGAACACCCAATTGTCATGGGTTTCTGCTTCGTTATCAAATCTAATTCCGTAAGCCCCGTTGTTTTCAGCAACACAGCCAGTCCAAGTGTTCCCATACCAACCAACACGAATACCGGAATCCGCATTGGCCACCCAAGAACAAGCAACAAAAGTATTCGACGATCCTTGTTCCAGCCATGTGCCATACCTTGTTGCACTGGCAAAACGACAACGGATGAAGGTGTTGATATTAGATGTCCCTGAATCAATCCTGTCAGGAGAGCCCGCTGTTCCACCTAGACGGACAGGATCAACACCACTTAAAAATCTACATTGCTCGAAATAATTGTAAGTTGAATCACCAGGGTCAAGTGCACCTAATGCCGTACGTTGTCCATATAAGTAAACACAGTTCTGGCTGAAGTAGTTAAATTCACAATGAACGAACCTTGAAGTCCTAAATGACTTACCCCAAAGACCTATAGGTGTTAGAGCCGTATTGGATGCTTTACCAATAATTCTTAGATGTTCAAATCTACAAAAGTCTGTGAAGTTAGTATCATCTTCTGGCACAATGCAAGCGCCTAATGTGGTCGGTGGCTCAAATTCAATGGTCGATTCTTGCCACCCGTCTCCAATAAACGAATCGCCATCTTGCAGCAATAATGCCGTGGTGCGCTTATAAATACCTTTAGGCAAGTACAGAGGTTTACCTGCCGCACGAGCGGCGGTCAGGGCGTTATCGAACGCCGTTGTGTCGTCTGCATTTCCATCACCCACGGCTCCGAAGTCTTTGATCGATACAGTTTCCTGCAATCTATTCTGCACTGTTCTGGAAGCAGAGCCTACAGAACCTTGACTGTGAGTTACAAGATCAGAAGTAGTACTACCCAACGGAGTAGTAGCAATACTCATAACTTCAATATTGCCAGTACCACTAGGTGGCGCAGAACTAAATGTTAGAGTGTTGCCTACAAGAGTATATGCAGTCTTCTGTTGATAAACACCTGAGATGAATACAAAAGAATTGTTTTGTCCTACTGGAGTAGCATCAAGAGTGAACTCAGTTGTACTTCCATCTCCAGATAAAAGGTCTCTGTACAGAGAAGATGAATCAGAAAGGTCTAATTCCTGAGAACTGAAGGCTCTGACTTCAATATGAGAATTAAGAGGAGGAGCTTCTGTAAACAAGAGGCTCGTGCTTGAAAGAGAATAAGTGTTCTCTTCTTGAGAAACACCATCTACAAATACAAAGGTAGCTGACTTACCCAATGGTGCTTTACTAAGAGTATAAGAAGTGGTAGTACCATTACCTACAAATCTATTTACAGTAACATCAGCAGGACCAGCGGAAGATACACCACCAGTAGAAACTAACTGACCATTGATATACAGATATTGAGTTCGTACTTCTTTGGCATTCAACAGATCATTGGAATTAAGGTCCAGGTCTGCTTCCATAGTGTTGGGTGTACTGCCATCTCTGCTGAGGGTATTATCAAAGCCATCTCTAAGAGCAACGAAATTATTGTTCAACTGAGTGTTGGACGCATAACCAGAGGTGATACTTGTTACGGTAGGTTTCTTAGCCATTATGACTTCCTCTTACTAACTAACTTTATAAGTGAGTTCCACATAACTGTTGGTGTAGGTAGCATCCAACCTAACAGACCAAGAAGAACCAGGATCATCATTATCTCCCAGTTGGTTTCATTAACAACAACAGTTCCTACTGACTCTGAATTAACCTTATTGGTTTTACCTTGTGAAATCTCAAAGGAACCGTTGTTGTTAGTCGTGCCTAGCTTTACGTCACCGTTGTCTTGTCTTGTACCTAATGTGACTGATTGCTCATTCTCTGCACCTATCTGTGCATTAGCATTCACTGAAGTGCCACTACTACTACCTGATCCTAGCACACTTCCTGCTGCTTTCATTACAAGATCAGCAGGAGAGCACGACACTAAAAATACAAATAAGATAGCAGTAAGAAACTTAAGCATAAGCTAGTTCAATCTTAAACCTAGTCTTTCTGCGTCAGATAGCAGAAGAGACCTAGCTTCTTTGTTTTCTTCTTCTTCTTTTTCTTTTTGTTTCTTTTTGGTTTTGCTGTCGAAAGTCTCTTTGTCTATCCAGCCTTTGTCAAGAAGCAACTTAGCTGCACTGAAGGATGACCTACCACCAGACCTCATTTCTTCTGCGATTGAACGGATAGCTTCAGACTTAATTTTAATAGCTACCTCACTTCTCCATTTCTCAATGATAACTTTGAAGTCTCTCTGTTTGTAGATAGCTTCCCAAATCTCCCAAGAACCAAACACCTTACGAGAAAATTCATATTCAGTTGGATCATTAGCTACAAGGTCTAGGTATATTTTCTTAAGAGAAATATACTTCTTTCCATTAATTACGGTATCATCTTCTTTAATGGTGAAGATACAATCTTCCTTTTGGTCAGAAGCTAGTTCATAAAATAGTGATCTAGTCTTTCTTTTATTACTACCATTAAAGTAGGTTTCCTTTGGAAACATCATCTTACTTAAACCTCAAGTCCAATAGCTATACATTTACTAATCAAAACTGTAGTAGTAGATCGAAGATTGGCTTCAGATCTACCTAGTTCACAGGCTTCTTTAGTTTCATAAAGCCTATTTACAGATACAGCTTGAGGACCAATGGGAGTCATAAGAATAGCTACTACCAAAAAAACTGTAGAGATCATAACTACATACCCTTATGTATTTTATATATATTAATTATATCAGATACAATAGTATCTGTCAATATTTTATTTAACTACAAAAACAATTATCCTTAAGCCCCTATACTTAAGTATATACTTAAGTATCTTTTCTCTTATTAATATATTTATATATCTAAGAAATGATAGATAAGATAGATATCTTATGTTCTGTGCTTAAGTAGATACATTATACCAAGTCTTGAAAAACCTGTCAATAGGGAAAATGATAA